GACACCACGCCAGTCAGACCAGCCGAAGCTGTATCTTTCTCTAGCTTTGTATCTAACGTTACCAGTTTCAAAATCGCCTTCCATAGCAGTTTTGATTGGTGCTCTAACAAAGTGTTTTAGTCCATTAGGAACGTCTGTTTTAATGAACCATGCATCAGTATCTGTTAAATAGTGATTAACCACATAACCTTGTGGAATCACATTCATAGATACAACAGCACTGATGTCATTATCAGCTGTTCCAGTTCTACCGACAGATTTTAATAATCTTTCCGCAGTAAATTGTAGCGCCGAAGGAACAATCATTTTTCTTCCTTGAGCCGCAATTTTTAAACCTCGTTCATCAGTTAGCGCAGCAATGTCAATCATTGCTTGCTCTAATGAAGTTTCGTTTAAGTCTGCTGCAGTTGATAGTTCATTTTGTTCTGTACCAGACACAATTATGTGTGCAGTAGAAAACAGTTCTAAACCATCTCCGCCAGTGTACGAACTATTAAATCCTCTGTTGAGAACGTTCGCTGCTTTAACTTGTTTAGCATTAGCCATTGAACGTGCTAGTGCTTTTGTATAACGAGACGCGAGTCTGTCATACAAGTTGTCTTCAATCGCTTCTTCAGTAATTGAAAACGCTAAAGCAAGGGTTTCGTGCGTATAACGAGCCGTGAAAGTTTCAGTTGCTGCATCATAATTGATACTTGAACCTTCAGGTTTTACACCCGCATTTCCGAATCCAGATAACATAACTTCTTCTTCAAAAGCTCTGTCTGAATTTTCTGTATCGAAAATTTGCGCGTGTTCGTTAGCGTAGTTTTTGTACTCCAGGCCGAATAGTGCATTCAATCCTGGCTCTAGTTCTTTAACTAGTTGTGATCGTGATATTGCCATAATTATATACTCCTATACTCCTGTTGTTAGTTTAAAGATATGAAGACCAGTAGCCATAACGCAATAAGCGTTAGCATTAGCTGAACTTGTATCGCTGTTATCGGGATCTGTTGAGATTCCGATTTGTTTGAAGTTACCACCTGTTCCAGAATTAGACGTGTCTAATTCTGAAGTTGATTGGCCAGTAATAGTACTTCCAGATACACCTGCAAAATCCATTGCTGAATTATTCATTGCTGCTGTTCCTGTACCACTATGCTGTGCTTCATATACGATCTCTGGGTCTGCATATACGGATGCTTTAAGATCAGAAGCATTAGTGCTTGCTGGATAATAAGCGCTCCATGTTGGTTTACTTGTTGTTGGGTCAGTATAAAACACGCCACCGAAAACACCTGCTACTTGTGTGTCTTCAGCTGCTGCTGCTTCAATACCACCTGCTGCGACAGCTTCAACTACTTGACCAGTATAAATTGCTGTGTTGTAGTTTGCGGCTATCTTGTACTCTTCAGTTCTGATTTGTCCACCGACAAGTGATCTTGTAGGTCTAAAACCAAAAGCTGCATCTTGATTTGCCATATTATTCTCCTTTGTAAACTACTATTCGTAGTTTACGATTATTTTAATTTCGTTGGGTTAGGAATTGCTAATAAATTAGTTCTTCTTAGTACCACCGAAGGTTACACGGGACTGCCTCTCAGCGTTGATTGGCATTCCTGGATGCTGTTCCTTCATAAGATCGCTTTCAATCGCGTCGTCTTTGTCTTGAGTAATTTTTCTAAAATACTCATCGCGCGCTTTGACGATCTCTTCTGGTATCCTTTCCAGCAACAGGCCACCAACTCCGATTACCCCTTTGTATTTGCCTTCCGTCACCACTGGATATTCCGATCCTGGATATGCATCAGCTCTTACAAGCTCGTATCCTGATCTTAATCGGCCGGCTATATTCTTTGTATCAACAAAGCCCATAGTTTCAGCTCTTATCCACCTGTGATGAAATCCTGCAGGCGCAGGGGGTGCATCTAAAGATGATGGGGGAGTCCAAACAGCTTTTTTAACAGTTTTTTCTCTAGTTTGACTCGCACGGGAAGTTTTAATATTTTCGGTACTCATATGCTTATACCTCCTTCATGATTTTTAATTGTTTCGCATATTCTTCAAGTGGCACACCTAATTTTTTGGCGATTGCAACTTCAGATGATGTGAGCCTGATAGTTTTGCGACTAGGATTTACACTTCGCCTCGCCGAGGCTACTGTTTGTGTTAGTTTAGTCGATTCCTGTGAATCAGTCTTACCAAATTTATGCGGGAAGTCAAGCTTCATTCGTTTATCTATTTCAGTATAATATTCATCTGAATTAGGATCGAAGCCTTCGTTCTCTGTTAGTTTTTTATGATAGTCAAAAGCCGTATAGGTCATAGCATTGTCTTTCCCGAACCATGCATTCTTTTCAGCCCATGCTTCAGCTTTTGGATCTGGTGGTGGAGTTTTTCCGACAGTATCCTGTAAAGAAGGTGTTTTTACTTCCTTTTCTTTATCCTGAGACTGTCTATCTTTTAAAGCGTTTAACCGGACTTCTTCAATACCGAGTTGTGCAATTGACTTTTGTGCATCAACTTCAGCATTAATATCGCCCGCTTCTCTTGCCGTGGTAAGTTTAGCTTTAGCCGCTTCCATTCCAGCGGTTACCCTGTTTTCAAGAGCTTTCACATAATTAGGCTCTAGTTTTGAAAACTTGGTTTTTAATTGAGAATGCTCGTACTGAACGCCTTTGGCATAATCCAAAGCAGCTTCTTTTTGCCGTTCCGCTTCACGCCATTTTTTCGTTAGCTTGGAAATTCTCCGTTGAACTCCTTCACTGTATTCTTCTAATTCTTTCTTTTCTTCTACTGGTTTTTCTTCTACTTTCTCTTCTTTAACTTCTTCCTTGACCGGTTCTTCTTTTACCGGTTCTTCTTTTACCGGTTCAACTACTTCTACTTCTTTTTTTTCTTCTTCGATATCGACATCCGCGCCTGGGCCGGTTGTATCAATATCAACTGTTTTTTCTTCGTCTGGCATAGTTCCTCCTATGGTTAATTATGATGAAGTACGGATTCAGGATCCTTAATGGTTCCTAAAACTTCGTCATCGTTCAAGATGCGCACTTCGCCGCCTTCGATGGGTAGTCTTGATCCTGCATAACGCGCAAAGATCACCCAATCACCGACCTTGCACCACGGACCTGTTGGAAACTTTTCTTTATCGTGATAGGCCAACGGACCCATCGATAATACATAACCGCAATTCGTCCCCACACGTAATTTGTCTAGAGATTCTTGTGCAATTAAAATTCCACCTTTGGTCTTTTCTCTAGGTGTAAAGGGCAAAACTAAAAGTCGCCAGCCACTAGGCTCAGGCAACTGAGATTTTTGTTCTTTGATATTTTCGGGATTTAAGGGTTCTTTTTCTTCGTGTTTGTACTTTTCTTCCAAAGCATTTTTATGTTTTGGGACTTCCTTTTCCGATGTCGATAACGTTTCCTTGTTCATCTTTTTGCTCCTTCTCTTTTAGCAGGTTAGAGATTTCCTGTAGCATGTACTGATACGTACGTGCCTGTCCCAACATATATTGATATTTTTCCATATTGTCAACACCTCCACTAATCATGAGGTCTCCAATACGTTGGAGGTTGGCTTGTATCAGTTTTTGTAACTTAGCAACGATAACTAAGGGATCCATTAAAAATCTTTATAATATTTCTTATAGCTTGGGTTTGACACTTTAACGCCGGCGATCTCACCATCAACATATCTTCCGATGTACGGTTCCGGTTTTGGAAATGTAGGTATACCTGTTTCTGTCTCGTTATGAGAACCTTTTAGAGGTTTTCTTGAATTTGCGATTGTAGGTCGCCATCTTGGGTTTACCATATTAAAAATCCTTTGGAGCGTAATAATGTTTAGTTTTTTGAACTGTTTTTTTCAATTTTTTAAGCTCTTTATCTGTTTTTTTAAAAGTTTGTTTTAAATTAAATTTAGCTGATTCTAATTTTGCTTTTGCTGCATCAGCCTTCCATTTTGACACAGATTTAGCACCTGTTTTTGAAAGAGCTTTAACGCCTGTAATTACTTTTGGTATTGTTAACCAACCCATTATTTTTTCTTACCTCCATTTCTAAATATCTGTGTACCCTTTATACCAAATACGCTGGCAACTACAAGTATCCATAAATTTGTAAACCATTTTGGCAGATTCGAAAAATGCTCAAAAAAGATGTTTATCTTGACCATTGCCTGCGGATCATCTGTACAGACTGCCCATGCGAGCACAATGATGGGCAACGTTAATAGCGCAAGGACGATTTCGTCCTTCCAGTCGTTATCTCGGGATTCTAGAAGCTTGCCCTGGTAAGTTTCCTCACCTCGAGCCATTTTTTCTGCATGCATTAATTGTGCATCAGACATGGCTATTTTTGTCCTCTGACGATTGGCATATATCTTGCCTCCCGCCTGAAGCGCCATTTTTGCTAATCCAAACCACATACTATGTCCAGGTTACTGGTTTTTGTGGTCGAGCAGCACGAGTTCCTGTAACAGCGTTTCGATCTTTTTTATCTCCGCTTGTTTTCACCGGTTTGTTATTTCTATTTACATCCGGTGTAGCAATCGTTTTCGATTTTCCAAGTGGTGCGTATCCTACTCCTCTTGTCATTATTGTCCTCCTTTAGGTTTCATTTTAGCAAGTTTAATTCGATTAGCATTCGCCATTTCTTGTTTTTCAATGGATGTATCTGCTCGAAGTTCTGCGAATTCTTCATTCTGATCAATTTTAGTTTCCTGAATATCTTGATTCATCATCGCCTTCATGTTTTCTAAATTAAGTTTTTGTTCAGCATCTTTTCTTTTTGCTTCATTGTCAAGAGCTCTAATATCCAGTTCTCTAGATCTTAGTTTAGCAATTGGATCATGATCAAATTGAGAAGTAATTTTCTTTTCTTCCTTCATAAAGTCTTCCATCATTTCAGCAATCAACACAGCTTTTCTTGCTTCAATTTTTTGTTGCGTCTGCTGCATTTGTTGTTGCATTTGCGGATTTTGTTGCATCATTTGCGGATTTTGCTGTGCTTGCATTTGCATTTGCTGCATCTGTTGCATTTCATCTCTAAATTCTAGTTCTATTTGTTCTTGCGCCATTAAGCTAATGTGCTCGAGACAGTTCTTCTCGATTGCCGCCGTCATCATTGGCGCATTTCTTACCATATTCGTTGCCAGAAAGTTCAAGTGCGCGGTAATATGCGCACGATGGTCCTGGCCAGGATAAGCCCTGAAAGGTACTCCTCCTAAAGCATCAATGTGTTCTAGCGCCGGATCCTTGGGCTGTGGCACTGGTTTTGGTTTTAAAATTAAGTCAATATCCTTAACGCCTAACGCTTCGTACATATT